GCGGAGGGGCATCCGGTGTACCGCGACACCCCATTCGTGAAGATTCTGGTTCCCGGCGACAAGAACACGGTGATCGACACCACCGCCGACAAGCAGTACCAGATGCGTTTTCCGCGTCTGTGGCAGCAGTTTACCGCGCAGGAAACGCAGACACACAGCGGTATGCCGATCAAAGAATGGCCGGTGGTAACGCGGGGGCAGGCAGAGGAGTTGCTGTATCTCAACATACACACCGTAGAGCAGTTGGCGGCGTGCGCCGACTCGAACGGTTCCAAGCTGATGAATTTCCACGCGCTCAAGGCGAAGGCGCAGGCGTACCTGGAAGCGGCCAAGGGCACGGCGGGCATCCAGGCACTCGCGGAAGAAAACCGCAAGTTGAAAGAACAGATGGCGATGCTGCAAAAGCAGATGGCCGAGTACGCAGTGGCGTTCTCCACCAAGACGGCAAGGAACGAGAATGGCGAACAGTTCAGTTCTGGAAGTAATACAAGCCGCAGCAAGTGAGATGGGGCTGCAAGCGCCGGTAGCGGCGTTCGGTAACCCAACCGACTTGACGGCGGTGCAACTGTCGTCGCTCTACAACGTCACCGGCGAGATGCTGGTGAAGCGCCGTGTCTGGCGTATGTTGTTTCGTGAACATACGATAGTCACGCAGCCGAATGTCGGCACCTATCCGCTGCCGGACGACTTCGCGCGCCCCATTTCGCAGACTGAGTGGGACCGCACCAACCGCTGGCCGATGATCGGGCCGGAAACGCCGCAGCAGTGGCAGTGGTTGAAGTCGGGCATCCTCTCTACCGGTCCCCGCGAACGCTTCCGGCTGGTGGGTGACACGCTGGAAATCTGGCCGGTGCCTACCACCGACACTACACCGGGGCCGAATCTCGACCTCTCGTACTACTACGTTAGCAAGTGGTGGGCGCAGACCGCGGGCGGGCAGCCGATCCCGAAGGCAACAAACAGCCTTGACACCTGCATCTTCGACGACCGCTTGATGATCTCCGGGGTGAAGCTGCGTTTCTTCCAGGTCAAGGGGTTTGACACTACTGCGTTCGCCGCGGACTTCCAATCGAATCTCGATGACGCGCTGTCGCAGGATAGCGGTGCGCCGATTCTCTCCATGGCGCGCGAGCCTGCGTTCCCGCTCATCACGATTTACAACGTACCGGATGGCAACTGGAGCCCCAACTAGCCATGCCACGCGACTCCATCTACGCGCGCAAGAACAAGGCCGTGTCGCAGACGGCCACGCTCCCCGCTCCGGTGGGTGGCATGAACGCGCGCGACAGCTTGGCGCAGATGAAGCCGGACCAGGCAATCGAAATGTTGGACCTGTACCCGTTGCAGTACGGGGTGCGGATTCGCAAGGGCTACCGGCAATGGGCGGACAACTTTACGGGTAATGTTGGGCTGCCGGTTGAAACGCTGATGTCGTACCACGGGGCGGACGGGTCTGAAAAGCTGTTCGCGGCGGTGGGTACTGCGTTCTACGACGTCACTGTGAGCAACATCGGCGGTGCGGCCAAGACTGCGGTCCACACCGGCAACGCCAATGCTCGGTGGCAGTGGGTGAGCGTAACCAACCAGTTCGGATCATTCATCATTGCGGTCAACGGTGTGGACACGCCACTGTCGTACAACGGCACAGCGTGGACCACGTTGACCATCACGGCGAGCGCGACATACCCGACATTCGACCCAAAAACTCTCGTCAACGTCGCCCTCGCTCACCGCCGTCTGTGGTTCGTGCAGAAGGATTCGGGCGATGCGTGGTATCTGCCGGTCGACCAGATTCAGGGAGAGGTGAGCCGCTTTGGTGTGGGTGAGGTGTGTCCGCGCGGTGGGTTTCTTCAAGACATTGGGACTTGGGCTACGGAGTCCGGTGGCGGCATGGTGGACAACACGGTGTTCGTTTCGTCGGAGGGCGACATCGCACTGTTCTCCGGTTACGACCCCGATGACATCATCACGTTCCAACTCGCGGGCACTTACCAGATCGGGGGTACGTTCAACCGGCGCTGTCTGAGTAAATACGGTTCCGATCTGTGGGTACTGTGCGAGGACGGTGTTTTTCCGCTGTCCGAAGTGCTGTCGCAGTCGAAGGTGCTGATGGCCGGGGCCATAACAGACATCATCCAGCTTCGTTTGTCCGACGACGTCACGGCTTACGCCAAGAACTTCGGGTGGGAGATGCTGATCGTCAACCGCCACCAGCTAGTTCTGCTCAATGTGCCGGTGACAGGGGACACCAACCGGCAATGGGTGATGAACCAGGTAACAAACTCTTGGACCCTGTTCACGGGGTACAACGCGAATTCCTGGGGTCTACTTGGCAACGAACCATTCTTCGGTGGGGATGGCATCGTTATGCAGGCGTGGTTTGGTAACCTCGACAACTACACCGAGGCAAACGGCGGCACGTCCATTTCCGGGTACTGCCAACAGGCGTACTCCTCATTCGGCCCGCAGTCGCTCCAGAAACGCTGGACGATGATCCGCCCGGTGTTCAACGCCGGTGGTGTTCCCGGTGTAACCGCATCGGTCAGTGTCAACTACAGCCAGGCGGTAAATGACTCCATCCCGCCGGCAGCGTACACGCAGGGGCCGAGTTCCTTGTGGGGGACTGGTGTGTGGGGCACGGCTGTTTGGGGTGGCAGCGGTACCACGTCGGTTTACAACTGGTACTCAACAAACCAAGTAGGGTTCTGCGCGTCACCGGTTTTGAAACTGCAATCGTCGTTCGATACTTTCTGGGTTTCGACCGATCTGGTGTCCGAAGTGGGTGGGGTGCTATGAGAGAAATTGCGGTCAACTGCGAAAACCAGTTGGCCCCCTTCATGGAGTACCACTGCGACTCGCACGGTGCGTTCGTCGCCGGGCGCGGCGTGGCGCTGCTTGATGTTCACGAGAAGAACAAGACCGTGGACATCATTGCCGGTGTGTGGTTTGAGGGTTTCAACGGCGCCAACATCAACATGCACGTTGCAGCGATCCCCGGCAAGCGGTGGATGACGCGGGAATACCTCTGGTACGTGTTCCACTACGCGTTCGAGCAGTGTGGGGCGCGGCGCATCACCGGCCTGGTGGAGGAAACGAACTACGCCGCGCGCAAATTCGACGAGCACATAGGGTTCAAGCTGGAAACGAAGCTGAAAGATGCGTGCCCGCAAGGTGACTTGCTGGTGTACGTTATGCGTAAAGAGGACTGCCGGTGGCTCAACATACGCCGCCGTGGGCTACCCGAAATGATATTGGAGCATTGACCATGGCGACCCCCGTAGCGAACATCGCAGGAACCCCCTCCCCGGCCGCCGGAACGCAAGGGCTGGAGGACAACGCCAATGCGTGGGCAAGACAGTGGTTCCAGGCGGGTCGGGACCGTGAAGGGCTCGCGCCCAACGCGAACCTTTCCGATGCCGACAAGGCTATTTGGGAACGGGCCATCGCCACCCAGTACGGGTCGGCAAACGACAACCCGGCCGGGAAGGCTCAAGATTGGCTGACCCCGTACAACCCGGACACGGCCATCAACACACAGGGGTTGGTCGCCCCCTGGGAAAATGCGCTGAACGCTGGCGGACAAACCGACTATTCGGCATACGGGCAGACCGGCGCGCAGACTTGGCCGGAACTGGAGGCACGCGCGGCGAACGCCGCAACCCTCGCACCCCCCGACACTGCCGCCCCCGTCGCCACGCCCAAGCCAATAGCGGCCCCCGTCGCAAAGCCGGCCGTGCCGGCAGTCGGGCAGGGTACCCTTGCGCGCTCCCCCGGTGGCCCGGCCCCAGGCGGTGGTGGGGTGCCGACGACACCCCCTTTGGTGGGGGCAACCGGTGCTCGGGACGGCAACAAACCGGGACTACCTCCGCAGATGGGCGCGGTGCGCGATGCGGCGTTGGCCGGCGGCACCGACAAACAAGGGACCGCGGGGATGCTGGGGTCGCTGCTCAATGGTGGCAACCGGGGCCAGTTCGCCACGGCGCTGCCGTCGCCCGAGTCCTGGGTGCCGCAGTCTACCTGGTGGAGTCCGTCGCAACGGCAAATGACGTTCACCCCGCAGCAAGGCAATACGGGCGGTACAGGGCCGCTGTTGGGGCAGGGTGGTACGGGTACGGGTGGGCGGCCGGGTCAAGCGCCCCTGAACCCGATTTCGACCACTCCCGGCCTGCTCCCCGGACACTCCCCGGCCACGATTGGCGGGCAGCCCGTGGCGGGCGGGGTAAACACGCAGGGCAGCGGCCCCGGTGGTACGGAGGTGGACAACCTGTTCGGGTCGGAAGGGGTGCGGAGCGGCCCCGTCGACACCAACCCGGCGTGGGATGCGGGGAAGATTAAACCGACGCAGCAAATCCCGTGGCACACATACTCGTTTGACAAGCCGGCGAATGACGTACAGGTGAATTTTAACGCATTGATGAAAACGAATCCGATCATCGCGTACAAGTACCTGACGACAGCATCCGGCGGCAACGACATGAAAACGCTCTTTGCAGAGAAAGGGCAGCCCATGGACACGGCGAATTACGTCGCCAATGCCTTCATGGAGCCGAGGATGGTGAACGCCGGGACCGGTGGCCCCGGTAGCGGGGGGAACGCTGATTTTTGGGAGTACCTGGGCTTGGAGCCGGGGTCTATCCCGTGGACACTCGAAACTGGGGCCAACAACCAGATCATGGCTGGCGGCAAATCGGTGGGCACCCTACCGGTGTCCGATACGTGGTACCAGAGGTTAAGCGATCCACGAGGGTACGCGTCAAAACTCGGTACCACCTAGAGGCTTTTCGGCCAGGAGAACACCGTGGGAAAAGGCAAAACTCCAGATTACGCGGCGGCGGCGCAGAAACAAGGTGCGGCCAACCGCGAAACTGCGCTGGCCGAGTTTCAGCTTAACAACTCGAACCAGAACACCCCGTGGGGATCGCAGACGCTCACCAAAGGGCC